GGTGTATGCTGTAACCTATAAATGCCAGTTCTCATATATATACTTGCATCTATATCTGGTATAAGCTTCTTCATTGTTTGTTTGACAATAAATGGCAAATCATTACCTGGTTTAAATTTGAATAAATCCCCTGAAAGAATAAGGTGGTACCCAGAGCCAGAAAAGTAACATTGGAAGCTTTCTTCCGTAATGTCTGCATCTTCTAGCTCTATAATAGTACCTCTCAAAATATCTAAAGTTCTTTCGTCAGTCCTGTCTTGCTTATCTATGTCGACTGGAATCTTGTCAATATATCTTACACCAAAGAAGTTTTTAAGGCTTCCCTTGTTGTTGACATATTCTACTGCAGATTCATCATATAGATAAACACTTCTGTATAAAGGTTCTTCACCGATATAATTAGGAAGTTTGGATACAGGAATGATAATACCTCTGTTAAAAGGTGTTCCCTTAGCTATTTCGACATAGTTCATAGATTAGCTAAGCCATCTCCTGACATAGCTGGAGCACTAGTTACTTCGTCAGTTAGTTCTTTTAAGTAACCTTTGCCTTTTAGCCAATCTATATCACTTTTAAGT